AACCATTCACGCTGTGTTTGCCACTCCGTCAACCGCCATGGACGCAACATCTGCCAGGATTTCAAAACTCCCAATCACACCATTTATAACTGACTCTGCGCTTTCGTCTTGTAGGATGTCGTTGATTTTATCCAACACTTCATCCATCGAATTAACGGCCGCATTTTTCATAAGTGTCCATGCTTGTCCCCATGTCATTGGCATATCGTCAAACTGCTCATTGATGGTTTCAGTAGCCCCAAGCATAGCATTCTTAACAACATCTGCGGTTATCTGACCATCGGAAGCCATCTCTCTGATTTTTCCGATTGGAACATCTAAATAATCCGCAATCGTCTGAATAACGTTAGGTGCCGCCTCAAATACGGCGTTCAACTCCTCGCCACGGAGGACACCGGAACCCAGCGCCTGGGTAAGTTGTAGGGAAGCAGATGCAATCTCTTGCTGACTGGCTCCTGCAATGACGAACTGTTTGTTTAGGTTCTCTGCAAATTGTACGACCTCTCCGCTGCTGTCAAACGCATCCCCCGCTCTCTGTCCCAGCTTTGCCACTACATCCGCCGTAGCCATGTAATCTGTCCTGGCACGTTGGGCTGATTGGTAAATCATCTGCTGGAGCTGGTCTGTATCCTGCAATCCGTCGTTCATTAGATTCAACCTGGCCGATGTCTGGGTTATTTCATCGGATAGACCTAATATTTCTTTACCCATAGTAAAACCGGCAGCAACCGCGACCACACGCTTAACTGTAGACAGCAGCTGGCCGGCTGACTGATTTGCCTGTTGGATTTTTTGGTTATGTTCCTGCTGCTCCTGAGCGGCTCTGGAGGTATTGGACACAATTTGTTTCAAGGTATCATTCAATTCATTCATTCCCTGTACCGATACATACCTTGATGCATCCCCCATTTCATGGATGGATGTATTAATATCTGCCATTTGACTAATCATGCTATCCCCCAAGGTAAGGAACCTGGAAAAGGATGCACTGAATTGGTCCGATAAAATTAGTTCTTCTCGTATCTCTCCCATGGTTCCCTCCTTAAGTCGGGCGATTGCCTATCTCTTTTAAAGCCATAGCAAATAAAAGCAGCTTTTCATCTTCCGTTAGTTCTGCCACTTCATGTGGGAAACGTCCATGGTTCACAAACATGTAATACGACAGCAGTGTATCCATGTCGTTTCCCTCTAAGAGTTTTTTGCCTCCTCAAGCTTCTCCTTTTTCGTTTTAAGCCCATTAATACCCATGATTTCGGCTGACAGATTCTGGTATTCACCAATGCTTAACATTCTTCCCAATACTTCCAGTGGATCAATAACTCCATAGTACTTGCACAGTTCGGAGTCATTTAAATCCGGTTCTTTTACACATTCCAGCATGAGTCTTTTTGTGTAGAGTCCATTATCCAGCATAGGCATAGGGATGCCATCCACTATCTTTTCGTTTTTTGAATTCTCAGACAATTCCGCGTTCTTTTCCTGACTGATTGCCTGAATAACAAAAGGTTGGATAGTCCCATTTTCATCAACAAAACGGTCAGATACCACTACCTCCTTTGTCTTTCCTGTAATAGGAGGCTGCAAAAATGCCTTTAATTTACTCATAATTTTATCTCCTTTTCTTATTCACCACCGAGTTGCAATGGCCTCTCATTAAATGCGGTCAATACTTCTATGCCTGTGTAACTAAATGATATTTCCGCGGTCAAAAAGTCCGCACTATCGTCCAATAATGCGATAGGTACTTTATTCAGTTTGACATTATACAGAGCAACCACCTGTTTACCTACCGTGGTCCCCTTATCATCGTTTGTAATCTGGAAAACAAATGATGGGAGCTTCCCGGTTTTAAGATATTCCCGCAACATATCAAGGAATATTGGGGTGCCATAATAAACGGTCGCTGAACCGGTCATCTTGACACCTTTGATTTTCTCCTGTGTTACATTAGTCCCCACCACAGAAAAATCGGCCTTTTGAAATTCTGCTTCTGACTGGAATTTCTTAAGGCCAAACACCTCTACGTTTCGATTATTTATAATTGCGAATGCCTTCCCAGCCTTGCCGTTAAGAGCATCCTGTTCAAGTAAAAACATAATATACCCCCTTATTCGTCAACTAAGTTGATAGTGACATAAATCTTTTCAACCGCTGCTACAGGCTGTATTGCAATGGTTATCACCACCGCATTGATAGCATTTCCGGCAGATACCATTACATCATCGGCCTCGAAGTTCTGTATTCCGCCATTGTCCTGAATCTCATTGAGATACCCTACAATCCAGGCCTTAAGCAATTCCCGGCCATTCTCGTTGTTCCGGACTTTCCCTATGTAGTTCATGGCAAAGTTTTTGTATACATCGTTTGCTATTGTATCCAATGTTCGTATAACCTGGTTTAAGCTAAATTCTTCTCCCTTTTCCGGGGTATAGGAAACCAGTGTATTGATATCTGACATCACCTTTACATTCCCGAATTCCTCAAAAAAGAGTATTTGTCCAGCTGATAATGCTTCATCAATTTGTGCATTGGTAAGACGAGGCAGGACATCTATCGCATCCGGATATTGCGCATACACCAAAGACTCATTGTAAGTGGCGCCGGCCTCTGCTCCTCCTACCCACCATGTCGCCTGCTGTGCGGATATCTTTGTGCCATCGGTAAGAATGACTCCATTCTTGACAGATATAATTCCATCATAATCATTTTCCGTTTCAGCCATCACTGCCTGACATCTCTTTCCACGTTCCCTCATTCGTTTAATAAATGATACATAAGCCGTCTTAACAGAACTGTCAGCGCCATCATAAATCAGTATATTAAAATCATAGGACTCCAAAACCGTCAGAAACGATGAATAGGCCGATGCATTGACAGTTCCGTCACTTCCACCAGTCAGCGCCGCGCCTGCACTTGCAGCCAGTGTACCAGTGCCCGAAAAGGATACCCAATCATTCTCCTGCAGGTCCTCCACTTTCTTGGCCATCTGTCTATCCTTGACCGCGCCATCCACGACCGTTTGCACGGTAAAGCTTCCCTCCTGGTCCGGATCGGCAATGATAGCAACAGAAATATCATTGCCTCTTACACCGTTGTATTTTGCTTTTGCTGTCAATGGCGCAATGTTTATACTGGCTTTTTTGGCATCTACTGCACCAGGCCGGTACAACAGCACCTTAACCGGGCCTGTAGTATGGTCACTGCCTTTAAAAATCTCTCTTAAAAACAGAGACTTTGCATTTGTCTCGTCATATCCGATATATGGGACATAGCTGTCGCCTAAATTGACTATCATGAGCGTTTCCTCTGGTCCCCATGACAGCGGTTCGCATATAGCCACTACACCTCTATCACCAACGTTGACAGCCTGCTTCCTGCTTGACTTGACGTTGATATAGACACCGGGCTGTTTCTTATTCTGGCTTGTCCAGGTTCCTCCTGCCATTACTTTTTACCTTCCTTTCCATAAAACTTATCTAATACGGCCCTGGCCTCTTTAATAGAATACTCATTCTGAGTGAGCAAGGCCCTCGAAAAATCCGTCTGATACCCGGATAAAGCCTTACTTTTCAGAAGAACTTCCGTCTTATACTTTATTTCTTCGGGGGCCGTCCGTGACCTGGAACTGTTTTCTTTCATTGTCCTCGGCACGCTTTATCCCTCCTTTATAATCCATGGTTTCAATAGCAGGTGTAGAATCCGGCTGGGATACTATGGGTTTTATTACAAACTGGTAATGTAACTTACCTTCATCAATCTTCCATTCCCGTTCAAATGTCCTGATAAATGCGGTTTCTCCATCCTGTTTATACTTTATAGAATCAAAACATTCGTCCAGGCACTCTGCGACTTCGGTTAATTGGTCAAAAGCATCCGGGATATTCTTTTTTACCAGATACACCACATCAATTCCAATCTCCCTCCTGGAGCGTCGGTCCATTTCATCATACATTTCAGTTGGCATGAAAAACACAAAAAAACAAGGAAGCGTGGCGCCACCTTGTTTTGGGTTATTGTATACTTTTACATCGGGCCATCGTTCTTTAAGGACACCGGCCACTGAGTTGACCATATCATTAAGTGTAAATGTCATTTAAAGTTCTCCCTTATCCGCCTATCCAATTCTATGCGCACAACTCTCCGGAACTTGCCAACAGCAGCCTTTCGCATATACCGGCCTTTCACATATTTAGTCTTTGTTCCTACTGTTATGCCGCCTTTTTCCGGGGACACTTTTTCCAACATATTTCCATTAATAATGAGGCCGGGAACGAAGTGCTTGTCCATCACATGCCCCTCGTCAACGTAAGATGCATACTGCACATTATTTGCCAATACCGTTCTCGCACTCCCTGACGTCATTACCGGCTTAGTAGTGCTGTCCGTAGACCAATGTTCTGCCAGTTCTCCAGTCCTTGTCCCTGTTCCGGAGATGGGAGCTCCACCATTTGGTGGTGTCAGTTCTGTGGCCTTCTCTACAGCAGCAATCGTTGCTCCCTCAGACACTTCTGCCATAATTTTGGGTACATTCTGCCCCATCATCCGAAGTTGTTGAAACCGTTTCCTGGTTGCTTGTCCAAACGACATACAAATCGGCCTCCTTTTAAATAATTTCGTCCGTAAGTAGGGCTATTTCCTGATGTTCCAATCCAGACAAGGCACCACCCACCGGGTCAAAATATGGATGCGGTCGGTCAGCAAAATATCGTTCTGGCTCATTATTCATACCCAACATACCGCCACGGGTAATATGCAATTCATCACCCGCCTTTATATCCACGGACAAATCACACGATACCTTATCCACGGAACTGGTCGTTGCTGCCGCATTTCCCATCCTTGGGCCACCTCTTTTTGCACTGTAAACCCGACAGGGGATTACACATCCTATCCGTTCGCGTTTTGATTTATCCACATTTCCATCGGACTTATCCACATTCCGATAAATTTCCATGGAATCCGTATAGAATCCAATAAAAACAGGGTTGTCCTCAAATAACATACATACCTCCCATCCCAATCATACGCGCCATGGAAATAAGCTGCTGCCCGTACTGGGTCGCGTTCCAGCTCCCCCACCTGGCCATGGCTAATGTCACGGCCTCATTGTCGTACTTTATGGATGTGTCACCCATGGACGCCTCGCTGATAAGTCCTGTCTGTTGCCCTCTTCCCGCTGCCTGAACTGTTGTGGCAGACCCATCTGAATAGGTTTTTAAATACAGAGTGCTAAAATGCGCCACATACAGCCCGGCCGCGTACCTCCACGATTCAAAGTAACGGCTTGGAAGGATAGATTGATTTGCGTTCCTTATAAAAATTCCAAGAATTCCTTCCGGCACCAGGGATACCCTTGAATCCGTTCCGGACCTGGAAAATTGCGGAAAATCCTCCAGGAACATTTCCGCAGTATAAGTGCCGGCCTCACCGGATGACGGTACATTGGCCGCTGCGGCTATCACTCCATTAAATTGCAACCCATCCATGCCGGTACCTCCTTATGATTTATCCTTGCTTTTTCTTTCTGGCCGCTTTTCGCGCTCTTCTGCTGCTTCGGGCTCTTCTTTCGGCCGCATGTCATATTCTTCGGCTTTCTCCCTTGCAACTTTGTCTGCCGCTTCCAGTGCTCTATCCTTTGTGCTGTCCGGTGTGGAAATGGATCCATCCCGAATGGCTGCCTGTACCAGCCAGTGACTTGCGGCCCAATCAGGGATATTACCGATAAAATTGCAGGGGATAACCAGTCTCTGGTTTCCCTCGCGAATTTCAAAACACTTCTTGCTATTAATGAACATGCCATTTTCCTCCCTTATATTCCGTCCACATAACGCATAATGTTCTCGTAATACATCTGTACCTCAGAGATATTTGCCATGTATGCGGTGTCATAGCACACATTGGTGGTGTTCGGCTGTGTCATGACACGGCTTAATGGTGCCAATTCATCGGCCGCCACATATCGTTCCTTATTGATATATACAACCATGCGGTCATTGCCTCCTGTGCCGGCCCCCTTACACCAAGAGCATCCCCCAATATACAGGTCACTTCCATTGGTCTTTGCCACATTATTGTCCATCAAAAACTGTAAAATCGTCTTTTCGGCTAACTCTGTCACTTTAGTTGTTGCCAGATAATTGTACTGCTCATAGGGCATAATAATATGGTTTGGAACCGCTTCACGGTCGTATTCTGCTGTTTCCCACACGGCCAAAATAGACTCATTGATGTCCCTAAGTATCTGGTCGGGTGTTTTATCCCTGAATTTTGTGGAGCTGTTCGCGCCGGTTGCTGCCGCATTTGCTGTAGTGACCGCAGGATTATTAATAAGTCCCGTGGATCCAAATCGTTTGATACCCGTATATACATTGGCATCCATATGTTTGTCATAGGCCATTCGGATACCATCACGCAAGATACTCTCCAGGCTACGTCCGGTCAGCTTCTCGCGCTGCATATCCACCCACATAATCCTCATTCCGATAGAAAAGATATGGGTTTTGAATAATCCCTTGTCAAAATTAGCCTGCACCATAGGAATACCATTGGCCCCGCCTGCATGTACCAGACCGTCCTCGCTGCCGCCAGTCACGCCATATTCAACATTCATGGCGCTAATAAATTCAGCCCATCCGCCGCCGACACGCATCGGAATATCCCGGCCGTATGTAAAACTGGTAAGCGGTTGCCTGACTGTATTGTCCCTCTTTTCAAGCTCCGACTGCAAGAACGCGCCTCCATTGGCAATGGCCGCGGCATCCATGGACACTGCCTGGATATTCTGCGGCATTGCTGCCTTTGCAGATGGGGATGTAACCATACCACCATCAAATGTACCCATGTTCTGAAACTTCATATCCGGTTTCCTCCTTATGCTCTATTACAGGACATAATCCTGATTTCTGCTATGTTGTTTGCATCTTTTCCGCCGTGCCACTCACAGTTCAAAAGCTCTACTGTTTTACCAGTATCTTCGGACGCCTCAAAACCGCCTACAACCCCCGTGGGAATTGATTCATTTTTTATGGTACGAATATATACCTTTCCGCCTAATTTGGGCGTTCCTACGTTGCACAGCACATTAATACAGCCACGTTTAAACACACTGACCGCCTCATTAGGACGGTATTCTCCCGCTGACTGAGCCAGGAACGATGTTGCACTTTTAAACTCGCGGGAAGCAACCCCCACAAAGTCAGCCGCGGTCCCGGAAGCCCCAAATGCGACGACATTCTCGTTATTGTCATAAACCAGAGGAGTTCCAAATACTACCGCATCACTTCCTCCTAGCGGATGGGTGTCTACTATCATATCTGGCTGCCTCGCATAATCACCGGCATATCCATGTGTCATGTTCTTTCCGATAACCTGTCCCTTCATTACTTCGTACCTCCATTCTGTTTGTGTGGATTCATGGCGTCATAGGCTGCCTGGCAGGCATCCAGGTTCATCTGTGGTTTCTGGTCGGCCAGCTTGGCCGCATTCTTCTGGGTAGTCTGGACAATTTTAGCAATGTCGCTTACCTTGTCCTTATCCGTCAAACAGGACACCAGGGAATCCGTGACTGTTTTTCTGGTAGCGTCATCCTTGATTCCTGCAATCACAGGGCGGAGCTGTTTCACAACCGCTGCCATGACGGCCTTGTCAACGGCACATGCTGATTTATCCAGTTCTTCTGCCGGAACCACTTTCGCCTCAGCTGCTGGTTCTAACGGTTCCGCATCTTCTCCGGTCAGTTCTTTTACCAGACTGTCCAACGGATTTTCGGCTGGTTTCTCAATGGGGTCGCCGCCCTTGCCTTCTGCAAGTCCTTTTATCATATCCATCAGCATGTCCATTTTCTGGTCAAGGCTGGTCGAATCCTGTGCACCTTCCTTTGGTGGCTGCACTGATGCGGGAGCCGCCCCTCCTCCAGAAGGTTCCTGAGGTGCCCCCTCATCCATCGCCGCTGCCGCATCTGCCGCCATCGTTTCCAGCTCCTCCGGTGATGCATCTTTGGCCGCTTGGGCGAACCATTTGAAAAATAAACTGTTCTTCTTCATCTTCCCATTCCTTTCCGGCCGTTTTGCGGCCTCTACCTTTTTTCTTGAATCTAAAATCGCAACATGTTTACCGGCCCTTCCCCGTGTCACCACGGCTATATGGTTCCCCCGGATATCATGCTGTGAATAGGTCCCGTCCTCATTTTCCGTATAGCTGCACTCATATCCGCAGCTAATTTCCCGCTTGCCTCCCTGCACCGCCCGGATTAATTCGTCGTCCTGGATGTGCAGGTCCGCAATCACATGGCCCTCCCATTCGCCGGTACCCTTCCGGATGTTCTGGGCGTGTCCTCTGGCATACTGGATACAGTTATCCGGGGTAAGGAGCTCAGGTGGGTGTTCATCCGTGACCGGCTTCCCTTCAAAACTTGATAACGCCGCCTCCGAAAACACCTCGTCTGGAGACCGGCAAACCGTCACCATCTTTGAACTGCTTCCATTCGGCTTTAATTCACATTCCAGGTATTCCATTTCACCAGTCCGGGCTATGGGTACATTGCGGCAAATCAAAAAGCCCTCAACCGTTTCCATTTGGTTGGGGCTTATCGTATAGCCATAATACGCAAGCATATATCCGATTCCTTTCCATTGCGATATCGCAACTGTTTATTTTAAAATATTCCACCCCTATTAGGTGCCGCTTTTCCGGTATTGTGCCTTTATCTGTTTCCACTTTTCCTCATTTCCGTATTTTAATTCCCGGAATTTTGTAAAGTCTTGGGGAACCTCTTTCCCAAGGGCCTGCCGGTATGCCTTATGTTGCTTATAATCACGCAACAGCCGCTGCCGATTCCGCACCTTTTCCTTATAAGCTTCCACTTGCTTCTTGGTTCTTGGATCCACTGTAACCGGGTTCTTTTCAAAGCTGGAAAAATCCTTGTCCCTCTGTATCTGCTTTTCTGTTTTACCCATGGTCGTGTATTTGACCAGTGAGTGCAGACAATTGGGGTGGATGTTAAGATATGTATTGCTCAGGTCATCGCCGCCCGCAGGGTCAATCTTTCCAAACGCCCTTGCCAGTGATGGATAATCCGGATTGGTACCAGAACGGCTATATACCCTCCCCTCTAATGGGGCACACACCGGACAGGTACTCCCTATTTTAACTATCTTATATAGGTCATACTCCGGGTCCGCCGTCAATATGGCTGCCACCTCAGCCTGCCTGGCCGTTGCCCTGGTGGCCATATTACAATAATCCTGGAGGTTCCACTTGCGGCCTGCCTTATCAATAAAAGCCGTCACTCCATTTACCTGCAAATCATTTGCCATACCCACGGCCGCCTTACCCGGCCCATATCCGGCAGATTCCTGCTCTAAAACCGACATTAAGGCCGACTCTCTCAGTATCCCATTTTCTTTTCGACCCACAAGAAAAACTGCCTCTATGCTTTTCTGGGCGGTTGTCGAAGCCTCCAGAATATCTCCCAGCAGGTTGTTTGACAGCTGACTCACAACATCATATTGCACAGCTGTAAAGCCATTGGCAGCTGCCTCCGAACGATAAAAGATAGTCTCTATCATGGATGGTACATAATCCCAGCTCTCGTCAACCATATCCTGCAATATTTTTTGTGTACGCTTTAGAGCGGCCACCTCTGCATAGTCAACATATCCCTGCGTCCGCTTCCGACTTATTTCGGATAATAAACGTTTTTCGGTCCGAAGAAAAAGCATACGGAGGAATGCTGTGAGGTCCTTTCCCTCTGGGGGTCTGATCAACATTGGAATCACACCTCCTCAGTTTTGGATGGGGTCAGAAAAGGCCCTGCCATGGGGTCCTGCATTGCTTTATAATCCGAATATGTCTTTCCCTTTGACAGCTCTATTGCCTCGTCAGAAATGGAATTATACATACTCGTTTCATCTGATAGCGTCTTAAGTTCTTTCAGGGATGTGGCAGCATCTATCAGGTCACTCTGGAACGCGGCCAATATTGCTTGTGTCTTTTTCTCTACAATATCCGCAATCTCACTGGAATTCGGAGTCTGGAGTGGTGGAAAGTCAATGTCCAGGTCATCGGGGACTGTCCCCCAGGCTGACAGGGCCATGATTGGCAACAGGCGCTCCAGGAGAGGGCGCAGCTGGTTTTCGCGTAGGCCATCTATATAATCATAATAGTTGTTCATATCGCTTTCGCCAGTTGCGTTCATGCCAGCCGGAGAGCGTCCAAACAATTTAGTGACCGGCGTCTTGGCCGCGCCTGCCACATCCATCATCACTCGGTCATAAACATCTGCCAAACCGGTGAATGTATACTGGGTGTTATGCATTACATCACCTTTATTGACCAGCCGGGTGCCAAAGTTGCTCTCTATCACGCTCTGGGTCTGTAGCGTCTGCCAAAATCGGCGCTGTGCCTCCGTATTATTCACGGCCAGCATCTGGTCCAGAGAATCTGTCTCCAGATAGTTCACGTTTGCCCGGAAGGTTAGAGAGGCGATGTTTCCCGACACATTATCGCGTTTTACCAGTTCGCTGTATATGGCTTCAAGCTCTGACTCTCCCCAATATGTCTCCATGATTTTTTCGTTGTATGGGAGCTCCCGCCCGGTGAACCGCAATATCCGGCTGTGATGGACTTTAGATATCAAAGTTCCGCTTTCCTCGTCCCGGATGGTGTAGTACTCCGGGAGCTCAAAGTCCGGATCTGACGGGTCCGTCACCTGCCCCATCTCTGGATAAATTCCACTCCAACGGTCTAAAATCATCAATCCAAGGAAACACCCTGGAAGTATCAGGTCATAATCCAACGGCTGTGTCAGGTCATCCTGCCCCCGTACCATGATGATGCCAGCGGCCCCTCCGTACAAACGCCCCCAGTACATCCCTTCTAGTAACGACTTTCTAAGGTGCACCTTCCGTTCCAAACGCTGCAGAGCGTCCACATATTCCGGAGCAACATTACATTTTAGCGTATACCACTTCCGTACCATGTCGCCCGGTATCGTCTCAATAATATTTTGTACAATCCAATTCTCCCGGTACAGGCTGGTCAGCATCTGGTAATTCTGGGTTGTGCGGGTTAGCGGGTACTGAGTGGCCTGCAGAAGGTCCTGTGTGCCATACCCCAGCCGCGCTATTGGATTAGAAAAGGCGTCCATCATGGTGACGGGCGCCTGCTTCGTGTCTGCCCGTACATGACGGGTGTTCCTGCGTTTTGACATGAATTATTTCTCCTTCCTAATGTGAATAATACATTTTATTACTCCGCCCACAATTCCAGCAGCTATAACCGTCACCGGATACACCCACAATGGAATTCCCTGTGCTTCTAACCATTTGTAAATTATGTACTCCATCATTGTATTCCTATCCTCCATTCCGGTAATTTCGTGAATATGTAATACCGCAGGGCATCCGGCCCATGGTCCAGTTGCTTCACCGGCTTCTCCTCACCACGTTCCCTGGCCTTGTCATCCCAGACATAGGACCGCAGCTCCGTAATAAGGCCAGTGCACCGCTCATGCACCCGTATCTTCCCCCGGTAAAACATGGATGATACCGCTCTGATACCGTCCTCCACATCGTTCTCAGCCGGTTTCACGACATAGCCCCGCCCGCGTAACTCTGTGATAAAGCTGGCCGCTGATGGGTCCGCTATGATATCAGCCATCAAATCAGGATTATTTCCCATGAAATCGACCATATCATCACCATATTGACTGTCCGTTTTCTGGACCTTCTCTACACGGCTGTCCCATCGGTATTCACGGTCCACCCAGATGATGTCTCCATCGTCATAGATGTCCAGATATACACATGGGTTAGTGGTCCCATAGTCCAGTGCAATTGTGCGTACGCTGAGATATTCCAGCCCCTTGGGACGGGTTTCGTCACTGTATAGGTTGGCCGTTGTGAACATGGTATATATCAGTCCCTCGGCTACCGCCCAGAGTCCTTTTATATATCGCAGGAAAAACACACCGGTGTACATGCTCCGGTATCTCTTTTTTATCTCCTCATCCAGGGACAGATTATCGTCCATGGTAAAATGAAGGTATAGAAGCCGCTTAACTTCCTGGCCCTTTTGCTGCAGCTCCACTGCTTTCCACTTTCCGATGAAGCCAATTGCCTTGTCAATCCACCCAACCTTAAACCAATGCATCGGCCCAGATGGATTACAGTTAAACCAGAATTTACTTCCGGTCACTGAACACCGGCCTGTGGCCTGGTTGACAAAGGACTCAGGCATCAAGGCCACCTCATCGAAAAAGGCACCGGCCGCAGTAATTCCTTGAACCAGGTCCTGTGAGCCTTCGTCTTTCCCTCCAAAAATATAAAAGTAGTTTGTGACCCCGTTTCGGGTGACTTCCAGCATATTATTAAATTCACCCGACAAATGGTGTATGCATCTGTATCCCCGGCTCCGCAGCATGGTCTTAAGATTAGTCAATACATTACGCTGGAAGGAACTGATTGTCTTGCCAGCCATGATTAAGTTCTGGCCGTCAAACGATTCCATGGCCCAGAATACGAATGCCAAGGACATGGCAACTGTTTTTCCGGAACGGATGGCTCCGTCCGCTATGATACCGTCATAATCCTTGACAGGGCTGTTGTCCATCCACCAATTGAGGACCATCCTCTGTTTCTTTGAGAACGGCTTGAACTTAAATATTGGCCGTTTCTTCATCTTCATTGGACCAGCCCTCCTCCATATCATCGTCAGCCCAGTCATCCTCAACAGTACTTTTCAATGCGTCCAGGAACCCATCATCTTCCTGATCTTCCTCGTCATCAACACCCATCTTAGCCTTAGTGGCTGCCATACGCACCTTCTGCTCCTCCAGGTCCGTTTCTGATTTTGAGGTCTGTCCAAGGACATCCTTAATAGCTGTAAATGCTTTTACATTCCCGTTCATGGCCTCCCTGACCATGGCTGCACTGATGACCGTTTCAAGCGTACTGTCTAATCCTAATGCCTCCAAAATCGGGGTCCATTCCGGGATGTCCACCTCAGAGGTAAGGATGGCATTCATAGTTTGGCGAAGATTCGCTTTACGGCGCCTAGCTTCCCCCGACGCTTTTCCTGCCTTTGAGGCATTTCTTCGGCGTTCTTCTGGCGTCGAACTCCGATATTGCATTAGGTTACTTTTGTTAGCCATCACCTCACCTTCCTATCTGGCCATATTAAAATCAAAAGAGCCACGAACCTATGACAGCCCGCAGCCCTGGAGAGTGCATCAGAAATTTTTAATAATTAGTTCTCTGTATATTTTGCTCTGAGATTTGGTTGTCAGGTTATCCGGTCTCTCGGCTTCAACCATCGTATATTTTTCATACAATGTCCTTATCTCTGGGCAGTCATTATAAGACAGAATAAATCTCCCCTTTATGTTATCCAAGGCAGTCTTAAGCCTTGTGTGGTCCTCTGACTGGAATCTATCAGGGTAATACCTTTCCGCATCATAATATGGCGGGTCCAAATAGAACAACGCACTGTCTCTGTCGTACGTTTTAAACAGGTGCTCAAAGTCCAGATGTTCAATAACAACTTGATTGAGCCTTACAGATGCCTCTCGCAGTAATTCAATTGCTTTAATCATATCTCTTCCATTTGCCCTGAACGAATGGCAGTTTGCCCCAAAACTTTCTCTGATTACTACCCAAAAATGTGCAGCTCTCTGAACATCAGTGAGTCCGCTTGTAACCCGGAGTGCATCAAAAAACTGTTCTCTGGACATCAATATCCAATCAAGCTCCTTTTGCAGCGCGTCTGGGTGATACTTGACTATCCGAAACAGATTGACTAACTCCCCATTGATATCATTATATACCTCCATCTTTGCATGGCTCTCCTTGTAAAACAAAAGCCAGGCAGCGCCGCCGAATACCTCTATGTATCGGTCAAACGTGCCTGACTCAGGAAATTGTTCCAGTATTGTCTTTCGCAGTAGCTTTTTTCCGCCAATCCAACTGATAAAACTATTCATTATGTCACCTTTCCTTAATATTCTGGAAGGAAAGTCCTGTCGGGTAAATGACCATAAAAAGAAAGCATCCAGCCATGACTGAATGCTTAAATAGCGAGAATGGGATTTGAACCCATGGCCTCCGGGTTATGGGCCCGGCGAGCTGCCAGACTGCTCTACCTCGCATCAGTACCGGCTCCTCGCCGGTATTGTCCAGTTTTAATCCCCGTGCGTGGGGCCCTAAAACCTGGTAAACATCTAACCGTATACCTTTGTTATGGTGTGGGGAGGATGGCCGCAGGCACTTGCCTTTTGGCCTAATTGTATTCTACAACGAATTTTCCGAATACAACGAATTATTTATAAAATATTGCAATCCTTTAAATATTTATCGCGTATCATAATCCTGGGGTAATCCGGACTATTTGTATAACCCATTTTAACCGCAATCTTATCCCACTCCATAGTATCTCTGTAAAAGCTCTTAAAGGCGTACCTGGTCTGTCCATCCTCTATTGATTCTATCCACTGTTCCACCGCCTTTGATTTAGCCTTCTTGCTCTCCAAAGCTTCCATGCGCCGTTCATACAATTTCCAGTCAAATCCAACAACGCTCTGAGGTCGTGCCTGGCCTGTCCGATAATCAAATACAGTGCTATTTCCCAGTCCGTTATCTCCTTGTTTCATCTCCTCCAATTCAAGCTCCAGTATGGGAATAGTCCTCTTCTTTCTCATATCGCGGTATTCGTTAAGGAGAGCTCTGGTTATTTTCAAATTCATCGGTATCACCTCCTTTTCCGCTTATCTTTAGATACCACAATCGGTATCCTACCCAAATCGCGCCCGCATCCTTTCAATGTTTGCGTCACCCTATCCCACTCATTGACCTGTCCTGACGCGTTCCTGTCATCCACCCGTACAATCAGGTATCTCTTTTGGTACAGGATACCCACATCACTGTAATGCTCTATCTGCTGCCGGTGCCGGATGCCCAGCATTACCATCACCTCCGCTGCTCTGTACCGGCCGTCGTATTGGCCAAAATCATACAAGTCATAGTACACAGGTCTTGATGCCACGTACAATCACTCCCTTCGGCGGCCGGCGCAGCTCCGGAACCGGGCACAGGCTGGTGTACATGTAGGCCGGTGCCGTTCGGATGCGCTCCTTGATGGCCTCGTCGGCCTGAGCGGCCAGGGCCTTGCTGCGGTCGATGCGGCTGACCTTGGACTGCTTACTGCCTTTTCTTTCTCATAGACACCACTGCCTCATTACGTCTGTTACCACCTTTAGGAGCTGTACTGCAAGATTCAGTCCTATATAAAATCCTGCTCCTACGATGATGCCAAAGCTGTACCATTCAAGTACCTTTTTAATACACTCCTTGCACATCTCCTGATTCTCCTTTCGTATCAAAGTTTCAGTTTTTGTGGATTAAAGCTTATGCCCGCAGTACGGACAATACGCAATTCCATCCGCTGTATTTCCGTGTTTTTCGCTCCACCTCACCCAGTACCAATGTAAATCACTGAGCTGTTGGACAGCGATTTGTTGCTTTTTCAAACCCGCATTATATTTTTCCAGCACTTTGCAATCGTGGCTCTCTATTACTTCCATAGGTCTGCTCATAATCTTCCCTTTCTCCGTCAAATGTTAATTTGCAATTATGCTGCTTTTTTCTTATACCAGCCTCTCCATTTCTCTGCCATATTGCACAGAAGCCCGCAGCCCCAACTGGTTCCCGGAATGAGTTTACTTTTTCCATTCCTCTCCGTCTGGATGCTTCGGAGGATATGCCCAATAGCAGAATACCGTATTGGCCGATGCGGGATATATCCCACATTGAAATCCTCTTAAAACATTCCAATGTCCCATAACCACATCATTAAGACTATTGTGTCGAATTGCCAATAATACATATCCTGAATTTTTAGGCAGTTCTGACATCGGATGAAATGGTGTATGTGCGGATAAAATACTTACATGCCTCTAATGGTTTTTGGGTCGGATGCAGCCTCTCACGCTGTGTATCCCATTTAAACCGCAAAACATCGCGAGGATAACGCTCCGTGCTCCCTCCTCCTGATATGCCAGTTCGTGTCTTACCATAATTGCTGCCATCACTTACATGCTTGGTATAGCTGTGTACTGGACTATGTCCGGTTGTTATCTGCGGATTATAAGTAGGCAGATGCTTATAAAATATCAGTACATTTTCATGGCACTTCATCGGCATTTTAGCGGCATTCAGATGTCCAGTACCCTTTGTTTTTTCAATAATCCATTCATACCTGTACATTTTCAGATTACTGCAGGCGAGCACCTTATCAAATGGGGACTGTGCCCAAAGAGCTATACACCCATTGTTTTTAATAATCCGGCTGTAATGCTCCCACAACCGTTTAAGGTCAATCACGCAATCCCAGCCATTGCGGGTTGTCCCATAGGGTAAATCTGTAAAAATCATATCTATGGATTTATCTTGTATACCCGGAAGAATGTCCAGGCAATCTCCTAAAAATAATTCCATGAATTCCATGCGTTCAAGGGGCCGCTGCAGCTTTCATCCGGATAGCCCGGCCTCCTTCCTTAATCACTCAAATGCTAATTTTCCGTATTAAATACTTTAAAGCAATCACTCATCTTTATAGTTGCATTAGTTTTATAAAAATCTTTTGAAATATCACAACTCTGAATTTCATAAATTTTTCCCATAAAAAGTACTTTGTCTTGAAAACACAGAGGAATCACCCCA